TATCGAGACGTTGATTTCTGTGCTCATTACTGTGCCTTGGCCTCCTAGACTTAGAAGCTGCGGCGCGTTCACTGCGTCCACCACGAACGTGCTCGGGATCTCGGCTAGGAGAGTGTCGAGCGCGTCTTCAGTGGTCTTGGTTGCTGATTCGTTGTTGCGTGGGTTCACGTTCACGAGGACTCGCCACCGTACTTCGTAGTTCAGGGTCGAGCCGATCCGGTTTGGCCTGATCCACGGTGAGTCGGGGACGATCACTACTGACGGGGTTGCTGGTACGGCTGGGACTGTGTCGTAAATCCTGTAACCGTTTCCTTCGAGTGCTGTTATCAGTAGTTCCCGTGACTCTGTGGTGAGTGCCATTAGCCCACGACGCCCTTCATATCAAGATAAGGGGCGAGGACGGCCATGACCCTACGAGTGAGCCACACCGAAAGACGGTAGGGCCCTGGGGTGAAATCGACCGAGACGGCTTCCCCACCTGCACTTGTGCGGGCTTGGAACATCTCGACTGCCACCGACATGGCGGCCTCTTTCACGGGTGCTGCCTCATCGGTGAACGCTGTCGCCGTGACAAGGTAGCCGATCAGGATACATGCGGCATCGGCAACTTGATCGAGGACGCCGTCGTATGGGTCGACGTATTCGATGTCTAAGTTGTCGGCGAGTTCTTCGCCGGTTACGAGTGCCATTCTGATCGGCTACCTTTCGGGTTTAGTAGTCGAAAACGCGAACGATGCCAGCGGGCAAATACGCGGCAGTGGTTCCGTATCCATAAATGGATATGTCACGCCCGAGTTGTGCCACATTCTCAGCGGTTGCCAAACGTGGCCCATCTTCGAGCCAGCGAGCTGATGCCCCGTTGGTCACGATGGCGTTGTAGGCAGCGTTTGTGTCAAGCCACTTGGCGCGAATCACTGGCAAACCTGAAACGGTCACGCGCAGTGTTGAAGCGGTTGCAAGTCCTGACACGTTTGACACTGGGGTTGATTCCGGCATGAACGTCGACCAGCCACCGATTTTCTTGAATACGGCAGTGGAAACGAAAACTGCAGTGGCTGGTGCACCGGTTGCATCTTCAACGGTTACCGAACTGTTGAATACTGCCTCCCTGAATCCTGACCCAGTTGTGTCGGCGGCAAAGTCGTAGGATTCTCCACCAGCGCCGTCATTCCACAGGTCGCTAGTAAATTTGCGATCTGTCACTGCAGCGTACGACGAAAGCATGATGCGGTTGTGTGCATCCAAATACGATGGGCTGCTGCGCTCAAGGAGCTGGTAGGAGATATCCGACCCGGCGGCGTATGTTGCCAGTGTGGCGGTTCCTTTGTCCAGATCGATGCGTGCGCTGTTAACTTCACCTTTTTCGGTTGCTTGGGCTTCAACGTAGTCAGTAAGTGACCCGTCGAAGTATGGCCAGCTGATGTCCATACCTGAGACACCTGCAGACTCGGGGCCACCGACACCTTGAATGACGCGGCGGCCAAGGTCAATAATTCCCTTGACATCGAGTATCCAGTTAGGTGGCATGACACCGGCGTTGTTGGCTGTGATCTGGTCGACTAATGCGCGGGATTCTGTATCACCTTCAAATACTGCTTTGGAGTACTCACCGAATGAACGGTATTTTGCCAGAGGGTGCTCGGCTGCTTCGCTCGTAAATACTCGGGCGTGAATGGTTCCTACTTCTTCGCGCAAGCTCTTAACTGCTTCGCGTGCTTCTTGGTCGACCGACACCAGTTCGGCCGATTCGATTGTGTCGGACATTGTTTCTCCTTCTTCTTCTCTAATGCTGCTCACTCCAGCGGTGGAGTAGGCAGGGTATGGGGTGAGCGACACTTCTAGGAGGTTCGCTGCTGTGTGTTGGATCGCATCTTTTGCGCGGTTCCAAGCGGATGTGATCGGGTTGAATCCGACCGACAGGCCTTTGATGGTGGAGGTTCTGGCGAGTACTGCCGCGTCGCGTCCTAGCGCAGTGTCGACGATGTCGAAGTCAATGTAGAGACCGTCCTCGCGGTTTTCCGCGCCGGTAATGATTCCGACGGGTTCGCCGTGACGGTAGGCGAGGGGCTTTCCGATGACGTTGTCCAGGTCGAATGATCCTTCGGCGAATGATTCGCGGACACCACCGATAACGGTTTCCGTGCCGTAGGGGACGGCCATGCCGTGACCTGTGCCGACAATGTCGCCCGCGCTGTCCTCACGCTCTTGAAATATGACTGTGCTTTCGGTGTTGAGTTGTTTCATGCTTACTCCCTGCTCATGGAATAGACCCCAAGTGTGGGTAGATCTAGGATCATTTTTGCTTCATCCTCGGTGATAACGCCGAGAGGTAAAAGTTTCGTTATCAGGTCGGCTGTTTCCAGCGGATTAGCGCGCAGGAATGATGTCGTGTCGAACTTGATCGTATGGCCCCTGGGGGTTACGTCGGGCATCGATAGGCGTTGCTCGATCAGGTTCATTACGGGGCGGAGTGCCGTGTCGAGAAGTTGCCGATACAGGTCAACCCTCGATGAGTAGGTGAGACTTGACCCAGGCACGCCAGCACCAACCCAGATCGGGTCGAGGTTCGCGATGCGGGCCACTTGGGTGGCTGCGAGATTCTTGCCTTCAACGAGTTGCACATCGCGAGCACTGAATCCCATAACTTGGGCGTCGATCGTGGAGTTCAGGTACGCGGTTCCACGGTTCGCCCGTGCTTCCTCCCAAGCGTCGAGGAGGAGATCGACTTGCGCGGCTGGGAGATCCGGCCCACTGTTTTTCAGTGCCACTGTCGGGATCGGGGTCTCGGAATACATGAGGGTCGCGCCTTCGAGTGCCGCGGCCGTGTTGATTGCTGTCGCGCCGTTTGCGAGCCAGCCGCCCTCACCGGATCCGTAAAACTTCATTACGTCGGCTGTGGCGACTCTCTGACCGAGGTAGTAGAAAGGATCCGCTGGGGGTTGCGACTGATCCTGAACACCTGAGTAGTACGGGGGTGAGTCTGTGACGTCTTGCACCCGCATAACCTTGACTTCTGAAGGGTAACCGTCCCATGTTCGCTCTGTCACGAGCCAATAGGCGCGGTCGTACATGAGTAGGTCGCTTATTGTCCTGGTCATTACTGCGGAGTAGGGGAGTGTCCTCGATGGGCGGGTCAGGAAACTACGGATAGACACGGGCTGGTCGTAGACGTATTCCCGTAGGGCGAACGCGCTAATCGTGTGCGTGTACGTTTTGAGGGCGTTAACGAATGCGGGTACTTGCATCGCGTTGCCGCTGGTGGCGTTGCCTTGGAGCTGGTTCGCGAGCAGGGCCACGAGTCCGGAGGATTCACGAACGTGGGCGGCGGCAGGATCCGGAGAATCCATAGTCTGGGAAATAGACTCTTGACCGCGCACGATCGCGAGGGCTCGGGGGAACACCATGGGGCCAGTGTAGCCCCTTACCACGGTTTGATGCAGTTTACGTGTGTTTGCGTGATTTATGCGTGTCGGCGTGTCGGCCTTCGGCTGCGGATCGTCGCGACACTCCTCGGGGCTTTCGCTGCCTGACTCACGGCGAACATGACCGCCCGCGCCGCGTAGATCCCGTTCTGTCCCATTGGTGCGGTGAGTACCCAGCCGCCTTGACGCTGGGATATTTTCGAGTTCGCGAAATGTTCCTGGAGCACTTGGGATCCGTCGTGCCGAAGCTGCTGCCGGCTGAATAGGTCTTGGAGGACTTGTGTCGCGCTCACTGCTTCACGCTGGCCCACGAGTGAATCGAACTTTTCGCGGAGCCGATCAACGTAGCCTGGAGTCACTTGCACATAAACACTCGGGTGCTCGGCCCGTATTTTTCCGATCTGCTCATCGACTTCCTTGATCGTTCGGTGTGTCGTGACTCGGATGATGATGTGCCCGTTGGCGTCGGGTGCTGCTATTGCTACGGCGTGACCCATACCGTCGAAGTCTGTTTCGACCGCGACACTCCACACTCCATCTGTTGGGAGTTGCGCGTCAGGATCCAGTGTGCCGTTCCACCACGAGTCTTTGAGCCAATGACCGGCGCGGACTACCCACTGGTTTAGGTATTCGCGTCGCCACGCTGATTCCTCGATGCGGGCCCATTGCTGTCTCAGGAAGTTTTCGCGTTTGTCGTTCCATTCGGGTGAGCCCCATCGCCAGGTCGTTACGAGATCGGGGTCGGCCTCGGCGGGCGCGCTCCACTCCATGAGCAGGACGCTGCCTGGTTCATCATCATCTAAGCGGTCGAGTGCGCGTTGCCTATATGCCTGCATTAGATCCGACTGGGAATCACCTGCGGTAGACACGAGGTAGATTTGTGGCTGTTCCCTTTCGGCCATTGTCGGTGATAGTGCGTCGTCGACTACTTCACGTTTGACCTTCCACGCCTCATCGACGAATACCATCGACACCGAGTAGCCCACACCGGCCGATTCGTTAGCGGCGTGCACGAGCCACCTGTCGCCTGTGGGTAACTCGATGCCTGCGGATTCGTTGCCCCACTTCACTGCCTTTTTCCCGTAGATCTCAGTAGCCCATAAGCCTGCCGGTCGCATGACTTCCATAGCAGTGGAGCGTCGGTTAGCCACATGCAGGATCGTTTGTGGTTCGCCGAATAGTTCTTGATGGTGTAGCCGCCACATGCACACTGCCCGAGAGAGAAAAGACTTCCCGCTCTGTCTCCCTACCGTAATGATGACCGCAGACCACACAAGCCGCCTGTCCTGGTCGTATTCCAACGCTCGATCGAGCGCATACTTCTGCCAGCCCCGCAGTTTCATGTGAAACACCCGATCCAGCCACTCGGCAGCCTCATCCCCGAAAGACCCCAGCACAACGCTAGGCGGCCTAGTTTCTAATCTGGGCAACACGAACCCCGCCTCGTGCATTCGTGGCTCAGCGTGGCTGTATTTGGCATCCTCGGCCCCCTTGGGGGGAAGAAGGTGAGGGGCGGCGGGAGTGGGGAGTGACTCTCTTAAAAATCCGGTTTGTGTTTTGGTTTTCGCTTTCGCTTTTCTTTTTTCGGTTGCGCGTTTGCTTCCGAGTTTGCCGCCGTGTGATCGGTTGCAGTGGAGGTGTGCGATTCCTGATCCGTCGAGTCCTGGGGTGAGGTCGCCGGTGTGGGCTAGGGGTGGCTCGTGGTCTGCGCTTGCGCCTTGGGGGTGGGTGCGTGGCAAGGTCATGTCGACTGGATAGCCGCAGCGGATGCAGGTTGGTTCGGAGTTTGCGAGCACCTGCTTGACCCAGTTGCGGTAGGCAGCGGTGCTCCTACCCCTGCCGGTGGTGGTGGTCATGCGTTGGTTTTCTGTTTGCCCATGATGATTCGTGAGATGGCCTCTTGTGGGTAGCCCTTGGCACGGGCTTGGTCTGCTCTCATGAGTCGGCCTGTGAGGTCTTCTCGGCAGTAGAGGCATGGCCATGTGCCTGCTGTGTTGTCTATCCAGCCTTTGTAGCAGTTGACGTGGTCGCATCCGCATCCGGCGCGTGTGCAGTGTGAGTCGTAGTTGGTCATTTGTTTGTCCTTTCGTTTGGGTCGGCGGTCTCGGTCTCGGGCATGGCCCGATCCCGCCTCCCTTATGGTTACGTTAGTTCTTCCATTCAACCCTCACCGTTTTGTTGTTGGCCGCATCTTTCCGCGTATCGGGGGCTCATTCCCGCATGAGAGCATTACCTCCGCAACGAGTGTTAGAGCCGAGGATCGGTCGGCCCCCTAAGTGTTCGGGTCTTGGCAACGTGTGATCGGGTGTCACCATCGCTCACCTTTCGATCATGGTGGATTCGCTTGGATCCAGTCGATAAACTGAGAAGCTGTGTGCTTATCTAGTTCCGTGACAGTGGTGACAGCCGCGCTCATGTGTCCAGTAAGGTAATCGTTAACCTTGGCGAGTTTGTCCACATCCTCTTTGATGCCTTGCTTCCCGAGTATCGCGTGGATCGCTTTCACTTGGGCTGGGCTCGACGGGTACATCGAGGAGCCTTTAGTTGCCTGGCCTAATGAGCGAGCACCCTCTTTCTCGACGAACTTGTGTGGTGCTTGTGTCGTCCATGAGTATTCGAGTGGTGTTTCCGTGGTTCGCATGACTTCCCCGCGCTCTTTAGCGTGCTGTATTTCGTCGAGTGTGGCTATCGAGGCGTCTACGCCGATCCCTAGGGCCCCGATCGCTCGACCCCAAGCGGATGTTTCGAGGTTCTGTAATTCTGACCCTCGAGTGAAGTTAGTTGTCCCGGGCACAATCTCCCACGCTGTACCGATCCCAGGGCGTTGATCATCGGGTGTGCGGTACGCGTAAGCCCGTCCGATTACCCATTGCTTCCCCTCAACTTCCACGAATTGAGGCGGGTCCATTTGGAGGGATCCCTCCGGGTGTCGGGCCATGAATAGTTTAATGCGGGTCGGGACGTCCACATATCCGTCTAGGTTGTAGGTCATTCGCTCACACAATCGTCGATCATGTGCCGAATGAGGTAACGGACGGCGTTCACGCTGTCGGGGTTCTCGACCGCTATCTCTGTAAGGACATCATCTAGGGCGGCTAGGTAGCCCTCCAGGTAGTCACCC